GCCAAACGGCCGAGCTCATCCGCGAACTTGTTGATCATCTTGAGGGGGAAGTCCAGCTTGCCGAAGGCGGCCTTCTGGGTGTCGTCGAGCTTGACGGACTGCTTGTAGGTGCCGGCGAAGTGCTGGATCTGACCGGCGTCCTTCTTCACGTCACCGATGAACTTCTCGACGCCGGCCACGAACTTGGCGGGATCGCGAAGGGAAGCCATGTCGAGCGTCTCGGTCATGTCGTCCTTCACGTTGTTGTCCTTGTACTCGTCGTTCCAGCAGGGATCCGGAACGCAGTCGACCTTGGAGGGAGTCCCCGGCCCGTCGTGCTTCTCACCCTTCTTCTCGAAGACCTTCTTCATCTCGGGCATGTTCTCTGACTCCTTCTTGTCGGGGAGCTTCCCCTTCGGCGTTTCCTTCTCCCAGCGCTTCGCGATCTTCGGATGCTGGGAGTACATGAAGCGCCGCTGCGCCTGACTCTTGAACGGCACGGTTAGATCTCGTTGTGGAGGCCCTTGAAGTAGTACTTGACCTGTCCCGACTTGGTGACCAGGATCTTCAGGGGTTCCGGCATCTGGTCGAACTGGATGACGATCTCCATGGCGCCCGGCATCATCTTCGACTTGGGGTTAGCCGTGATGGACTGGACGGTCTTGCCGACCAGCTCGTCCGACACCTTCTCGGTGTCTTCCGGGCCGGCCTCGTCGTCTTCCTCGTCGGGAGCACCCTCGTCACCGACCGCCTGCTTCTCCAGGTCGTTGTCGGCCGGCTCGTCCTCGATGGGCTTCTCCTCGTCGTCGCCAGGAGCCTCACCACCGGGAGCCGCGTCCTTCTTGCCAGAGGGCTTGCCGGCGGTGTTGTCGGGCTGCTTCTCCGAGGCCGGGCTGATGTCTTCTTCACCCTCGGCGTCTTCCAGGTCGGGATGTTCTCCCGGCTTTTCCCGGAGCAGACCACCGACATGGCGAGCCAGTTCCTCGCGGATGATCCGTTCCAGCTGCGCCTTCTTGATCTTCATTGTTGCGTCTCCATCTAAGCGTAGAGCTACAGGTTAAGTAAGGAGACTCTCCGTCTTTGGGACCCTAATCGGTCTTTTCCTGGCGGGCCGACCAGTAGTCCGCGGTGTGGAGGAGAAAGGCCAGGTCCGGTTCCCGGCCTCGGTAGGGCTTGTTCTCGTCTACATATTGGCCATCGTTCAACCGGATTGCCAAATACTCATCACTGGTTACCTTGATTTCGTGGTCCTGGAGAATGTACAGGCCACGCTCTGAAGTGGGCATCCACGGGCATGCCTTGTTGATCTCGTAGAGGCGACCCTTGTTCCGCTGCCAGGCGTCCTGGTTCGGGAGGTACGATTCCTTTTCCCCGTCTCCGACCTTCCCGAGGTCGTGGAAGAGACCTACGAAGGCCAGCTGGTGGTCGGGGTATCTTCCCTTGACCAGGGCGTCCGCGATCTTCTTGAGGTTCCGGACCACGTTGAGAGAGTGTTGGGCCAGTCCGCCCGGGTAGCAGGAGTGGTAGTCTTCGTGGCTGGAGGCCGGAGCCGTGAAGTAGGTCAGACCGACCGGCCCGTCCATCATCTTCAGGACCTGGTCCCGCCGGTCGTCCGGCATCAGCTCGATCAGCTTCTCTACCCGTTCGTGGTTCTTGAGCAGTTCCTCTTCAGTCGGTCGCGTCGCCATACGTCTTGCCTCTCTTCAGGTTCGCCCTGAAAGTGAAGCCCTCAACCGGAGCCTCCATGAGGGTCTTCACCACCAGCATCTCCTTGCCCTCGCTAGGATGCATGTCGATGTCCAGCTCGTCGTGGACCGTGAAGATGACCCGGCTCTGCTTCTCGCGGAGGTAGGCCACCACACGGACCAGAGCCTGCTCGAAGACCCAGGAGCTGAACCCCTGGGCGTAGAGACCGATGATCTTGCCGTCGTGGTCGTCACCGGCTACCGGGATCCGCCTGCCGCTGGGAAGCATGACGAACCCGTCCACCCGGGCCTGAGCTGAGAGCTGCCGGCGGAAGTCTGCGATCGGCCGGAGCTTCCGGTCCATCACCTGCTTCACCGCCTGGACCTTCGCCATGCTCAGCTTGGTCTTCGAAGAAAGGGTCTCGTCAGACCCTCCATAGATGTACACGTAGGAGAAGTACTTGATGATGTCTCGTCGAAGCTTCTCTGGCGGGCCGGCCAGGATCATCTGGCAGGTCTTCGAGTGGAAGTCGTCCACCCCGTCGTAGAGCTTCCGGAACTCCTTGTCCTCGATGGAGGCCACGATGCTCCGGTAGTCGATGGCGTTGTAGTCGAACGCTACGATCTCTCCGCCAACGTGACGGCTGATGATGCCCTTCCGGACCAGACCGTGCGGGATTCCCATGCAGTTGAAGCCAGACTCCACCTTGATCCGACCCGTCTTTCCACCCGCCGGGTTGAAGAGGGTGTGGACGTAGTCTGACTGGGCCATCTGAGAGATGTACTTGTGCTCGTGCTTCGGGAGGTCTTCCCTCAGCTTCTCCTTGGCGTAGTCCTGGTCAACGCGGATCCCGGCCACCTCGACCTGGCGGAGAGCCAAGGCGAACGGCCAGGTGTCCCGCTCGTACTCTCCGAGGTCGCAGGACTCACCCCGGAGGGCGCGTTCGAACAGCGCCATGGTTGCTATGGCCCGGACCTTGAGGAGTGACTGGACAGCCCGTGGAGGCATCAGTCGGAGGATGGAATGGCGGGTCACGTCGATGCCGGCCGTCTTGCATGCCTTGATGTGGGCGACGTAGTTCTGCTCCCGCTCCAGGACGTTGCGCGCCAGGTCTGGATCCAGATGGTCCCGGGCGAGGTCGAAAAGCTTCCGTTCCCCGCCGAAGAGGATCTTCACGTCGTAGATGGTCTTGCCGGAGGTGCAGATGTCGTCGAGGTCGCGGTGCTCGAAGCAGACGACGTGGCTGGCTTCCTGGGCGACCTCATTGACGAAGCCGACTGCGGGGTCCAGCACGAACTCGAACTCGTTTCCCGCCAGGATGGCCACGGCACGCCCTCCGGCCCGGTCCTTGAAGGGGACCAAGACCACCGGCTTTCCGTGAGCAGCGGTGAGGACAGAGGTCAGATCGAGTTCCTCCATTGCATATTATATCACGCACTGGAGGAAAGGGGAAGGAAAATTAAGTCGTAGTGCGGTGTTGGTCGTCCTGGAGGACTCCGCGGGTGTTGAGCGGATCGTCACCCACGGCGCGGACATTGAAGTTGGTCGTGAAATTGGAGGCATCGATGACGTCTTCACGGTCCATCATGAAGAACGGCCCGTCCCACCGGCGGACACCGAACTCCAGCCAGATACGGTGGAACGTGTCCCAGGCGAAGTTTCCGATCATGGAGACCTTGCCGGTGATGAGAGAGCCCAGGATGAGTGTGCGTGGGTCGATGGCGGAGGCTGCACGGGCGGCGTGCGTCACCCCGACCGTCTGGTAGCGGTTCGGATCGAGCGCCCGCTCCAACGCGATGTGCTGCAGCTGCTGGTCCATCTCCATCGTGAAGCTGGCTTCCTGGATGTAGGAAAGCCCGTGCTTGAAGGTGACCAGCGGGATGGCGTACTTCTTCAGCTTCTGGATGATCTGGTCCCGAGTAGTCTTCGGATTGAGCCGGTCGGACACGTCGATGTTCGCGTCCATCAGGCGCATGTCGTAGATGTAGAGGTTGAAGACCAGCTTCCCGTTCTTCCGGTTGGTCGCCGTCTTGATGTTGATCGTCGGCGGGCTCTTCCTCTTGGCGAGGATCTTCATCTCTTCTGCCGGGATGTCCTTGGGAGTCTTGGCGTTCTGCTTCACCTGGTCAGACTCGGCGGGTGAGAGGACGGTTCCGGTCCAATTCTCGGGAGTCTGTACGAACCGGAGGATGTTCTCGAGGAAGCTGAGGAGGTTCATCTGCTCGCCGTTCGCGCGCTTGTCTCCCAGAAGATCCTTCATCCAGCTCTCGGTGATCATGAAGTCGCCGATGGACTTCCCCGTCATCGAACCACCGAAGTCCTTCTTGGCCACCCCGATGTCCGCGTTGAACATCCCGACGTAGAGGTTCACGTCGTCGTAGCCGATCGACTTGATGGCCTTCGTCATGAGGGGAGAGAAGATCTTGTTCAGGACATCGATGAGCGGGACGGCCAGACCGGACTTCCCGACCTTCGTCCAGTTCAGGTTGTGGATGTCGCTCTGCAGCCGCTTGATGAGGGCCTGTCCGTTCGGGGTGGCCGTCTGCTTGACATTCGTCCCGGGGTCCGAGGTGTAGGTGCTCTTGCTCTCGTTCCCGGCGGACGGCTGGGAACTGAAGTAGTCGATGTCCGCCAGGTGGACGTGGTTCAGGACGTTGTCTCCGTTCTCGATGGCGTGGATCGTGAGGTTCAGGGACCCGTCCGGGTTGATCGTGAAGTTGTAGGTGGTGATCGCGATGAGGAGATCCGTCTGCCCCTCGACGATGTTGTTCTGGTCCACCAACCCGTTCCCGTTCAGCAGGTCGTTTCCCGAGGTCCCGGTCCAACCGTAGCGCAGGAGGAACGTAGAACCGGGCAGGATGAGCGCGCAGAACTCCGAGAAGTCCTGGTTGGACTCGTCGAACACACGTTCCGGCTGGAAGACGACCAGGTCGATCGTCACCGTCCGGTACATGATCGGTCCGTGCGGGGAGAACTGGCGCTTGACCGACACCCGTTCCAGGGCGACAGGAGCACGTTCCGAGTAGCGGTCCACCGAGGAACCGAACTGCGGCGGCTGCATCAAGGCCGTGCTGATGGTCTTGGAGACGTCCGGCTTAGTCTGGTCGTTCTGGTCAGGGTGCGTCGGGGTACCGTCTGGGTTCACCTGCCAGATCTTGATGTAGGGCTGGCTCAGCGCCTTGTCGACAGCCGTGATGCTCTCGAGCAGGTCGAAAGCATCCTGGTTCCGGGGGAGCCAGGGATTGTCGGTGGACTTGAGCTGCTGGAAATCTGGCATGCTACCTCACGATCTTGTCGATGACGTCCTTGGGATCAAGCGGGATCTTGAGCTCACGGCCGGGAGTGAAGCCACCCGACGCGAACGGGTAGATGATCCCGTTCCCCAGGGCGATGACCCACCAGAGGTTTTCGTCGTTGAGAAAGCGGGCAGCCAGGTGATCGATCCGGTCACCCACCTTGACGGTGTAGTCGAACGTCCGGACGCCGTCCAGGATCTTCTTGTCGCGGTACCCCTTCGAGAGGACCGGCAACGAGAAGGTCCCGTAGTGATGCTGGTTGATGATGGGCGTCGAAGCGTATCTGCTCTTAGACATGGGTCACCCCTTACTTCTTGGCATAGCTGTTCAGCTTGTTGCCGGTGCCGCCGGCAAAGTCCTGGATGGCGTCGTCCGACATCTCGGGCGCTCCCAGGTTCTGGTTGGATGACTGGCTCTGGTTGCTCGTGCTGGCCGCCGGCGGGCTCCACTTTCCGGTGCCCGGGTCGATCCGTCCGATCCCTCCGAACTGTCCCTCCACCCCGAGGCCGATCGGCTTCTCATGGAGGACCAGGAATGACATGGAGACCTTGAAGCCCATCGGGACCTTGTTCCCCTTCTGGAGCTCCCACACCACGTCGTTGTAGTCGAAACTGAGGCTCTCGATGATGCCCGGCAGACCGAAGCCGCCGTGTGTCTTCAAGAGGTCACCCACTCTCAGGCGGATGACGGGGCCCGACTTGAAGAGCATGTCCTTGTCGTAGCTCGGGTAGCACATCGAGACCAGCCAGTTCTTCTTCTGGTAGATCAGCTCCAGGTCTTCCGGGGCGAAAGCGTGCACTTGGAAGCCGATGTTGATGGTCCGACCGGTCGCGGTGTAGGTCGCGATCGCGTCCGTGCGACCGAAGAAGTTCTGCTTGTTCCACTCCGGGGTGAGCTCTTCCGTCAGGTTCGTGATGAACGGCCGGAAGTACACCGTCCGTACCTCGTTCGAGCCGTTCAACGGCCGGAGGTCCATGAACGAGAGCGGGACGTAGGCGTCGTCGTCGTCGACCTTCGTGGACGGGTCGTCTCTCCGGATCACCGTCTTGATGAAGCCGTTCGTCTCACCATCGAATCCGGCCGGGACAATGCCTGAGGAGTAGTAGGCACGCGCCAGCTTGTCGCCCGTGCCCGGCAATATCTCGTCGGTGGCGATCCGGGTGTTCGTCGGAGGGTTGAACTTCGCACCCTTCGGAGTCAGAGAGACCATGTTTGGAGAATAGAGACCGGAGATGTTCGCCTTCTGGATAGGAAGCGTGACGACCTGGGTCGCATCGATGATCGGCGCGTCGAGGTCACTGTCCTTCAACATCCGGATGGAAGCCGGGTCATTTCCCTTCCCGGTGGCGAAGTCTACCATGCCGCCAATGCTGAAGAAGGTTCCGGCGTTTTCTGCGTTGTACGGGTTGTCCGCCGTATATGGGTTCGCCAGGTTCTGCTCTCCGAAGGACGCCAGCTGTTCGATCTTGGCGATAGCGTCTCCCTGGGTAGCCCCGGCCTTGATCAGATCTTCGTGGGTGACGAAGTCGTCGATGCCGATCGGAGCCCAGCCAGCCGAACCCGGAGGAGGCGCGATAGTGAGGGGGTTCCACACTCTTCCGTTGACATTCATCGCCATCAGGGTAAACTGGAGGGCGGAGAACTGGCTGATCCCGAACGGTCCGACCTGCATAGCCAACCGCTTGAGGTTCTTGGCGTAGAGCAACGGATCGAGGGCGTGGCTGCCCGGCGCGCCGCCGCCGTTCTCTCCGAACGGAAGGAGAAGGCGCAGCGACTCCTTGACGGCGTCGTCGACCAGATCCAGCTTACCGAGGACATCCTTCGATGCCGGGATCTGTCCACCCGGCGCGTACTCCTGCGGAGTGACGAATCCAGGAGGAGCCGGCAGCTTCGCGTTGGGCTGCGGACTGAAATCCGGAGGCGCAGGCAGCTTCGCGTTCGCCTGGGGGCTGAATGCAGGCGGAGGCGGAAGGGTGGCATTCGTTCCCGGTGGCGGCGCGGGCATCGGAGGCAGCACGGCGGGCGTGTTCGGAGTGAACGCCGGCGGCGGCGGCAACACCGCGTTTGTTCCCGGCGGAGGGGCCGGCATCGGAGGCAGGATCGCGTTGACACCCGGCGGAGGGGCCGGCATCGGAGGCAGGATCGCGTTCACACCGGGCGGTGGTGCCGGCATGGGCGGAAGAACAGCGTTCACTCCCGGTGGCGGAGCGGGCATCGGCGGGAGCACGGCGTTCTGTCCCGGTACGAAGGCCGGCGGATCCGGAAGGGCGGACGGCAGGGTCGGGATGACCGGGACATCCTGGAACTTGGCCGGTTGGGTCTCCACGACTGAGACTTCCGGAGGCGGAGGCAGGACGGCCGGCTGGCCGAGAGTCACCTCGGGCGGAGGAGGCAACACGGACGGAGCTCCCGGCGTAAACTCCGGAGGCTGGGGCAACGTTGCCGGAGTCGACGGGGTGAAGTCCACGGGAGGCGGGAGCACGGCGTTCCGTCCCGGGGTGAAGGCGGGA